CAGGTAAACAGTATGGTTGTGAACTTGAGAGTGGTATTCATCTCCGGAGACCATGTTGGCCACTTTCTCCTCAGAGAAAGTGATTCCGTAAACCACTGAATGAATCTTGATTAGATCCTTTGTAATACGAGTCTTCCCACATCGCGGGGGTCCAACTGTTATATTGGCGAACGGTTGAGCGACCACATCACCAGCTTTTACGCAGGATATGAGTTGAAAACGCCAAGATTCCAACAGTTGGACTCGATCACTGAGGATCTTACGGTGAATGGATCGAGCGGGAGCGCAATTACGCGCTTCTCTAAATGCCGAAGTGCAACGCTCAATCTTCCAAACAAGTTCACTCCATTTGTTTCCAACGGAGCCAAGTTCACCTTGTAGAGCGCGAGGAACCGAATCTTGAATTTCCTCGAATAGCTCATCAAGTTTGTTCACCATATGTTTTTCAAAGAAGAACGGAAGAAAATTCCCCACTTCCCATGAAGCAACTGCAGCTTCCACAAAATATTCAGTGGCATTCATTATACCATCAATGATGCTAAAAGCGTCAGTATATCTGTCCTGATGAACGATCTGGAAGATTTTAACAGTACCTAATTCCAGAGTGCCCCATTTTTCGGGGGCAAAGCCAGTGGCAATACCAATGGCAAGCAAATTGCTAACATGTTTCCAAATTGGAGAATCACGAAGATTTTTCCAATTGCGAACAGTCCAACGAAATGCTTGGAGGGGTGTCATTTTATGATCGACACGAAGATCGCGTACTGTGTTGGACACAGCGGATGAAAAAGCAGTTTCGTCATTGGCGCTTCTACCTGTGGTAAATAAACTAGCAATCTTACCAACCACCGAACTAGCGATGGAAGCATCTGCAGATTGTGGTTTTTCATCACTACACAGGGAGCTAACCATTTTCTCAACTTCTTCTCGGTATAGACTAGGCACAGTTGGACTGTGCAATCGTCTCGAACCGTGTGGGAGAATTAATACACGTCTATGGTGCATGTCAAGGACTTCAGTACGAACATGAAAATGTCCGTGAGAAGAAGAAAGGACTCGCACCACATGGATAGGTTCATAGGAATATGCACCAGACCAAGCAGAACCTGTAGAAATCACGTCGACAATACGTTCATTGACCATTTGGCCAGAAGCTAGCATGTTGTCAACATAGCTTCGAGCCGTCAAGGAAGTAAACGGACAATCTAGTGAGGTTTCACCCAATTCGGGAAGAAGGAGATTCGGTTTCATATCAACGACAGAAACGTATGGATTCGTATTGAATGTGTTTTGAGAAAAAGGAAATGATGCGTTGAATTGGTTCGTAATTATTTGCTGTGCGACGGGACAGGGGGTATTAACCCCTGCCCCTCCGGATCTTGCTATTAACACCCAAAGGTGCTGGATACTTTGATAACGCGGTGGGCTTCAAGCTTTACACCTCAAAACCGCTCATCACTGGATGCTCCCAGCCACAATGCCATAGCAGGTTTACGAGACCAGACATTGGGATCAAAAGAGCACTGGCGTCATATATATAGAGAGTAACAATTCGTCGTTTATAAGTCAGGTTCCCACTACCTGCTGAGAGTGAATTGGCTGTCTCAATCAGCCAACCCAACCTTTCCATAAAAACGCATCGGAAAGGGGATCGTTGAATTGATTGTGCAGACTATATATACGAACGCACCAGTTGGGGGGATTTCCACCCCATCGTGCCAAAAAGGCACCCTTGCTATAACTAATAGCTATTGAATCATTTGAGAAATGATCAAAACAACCAGGACTTTTCGGAGTCCCGTCAGAACCGTCCATGTGGGGGTACAATACCAATCACATGGAAAATTTTTCCTGAGCGTCCTCTCAGGCGGGTTCGACATCGATTATGCCTATTAACTCTATCAGACTTATGATTGAGTAGTATCGACGGTGGTACACACCGAAGGTTTGTCTCCTTTCTAAAGGGGTATTCCCTAGAGAAAGACACGGACTAGCTGAACGCAGCAATACCGTCGTTT